CTGCAGATATGGAGGATTCAAAATCTAATAAAGCTTTACCTGCACTTGCTATTTGATCTAATTCAAACCCTAATGCTTTTGCTTGTGTTACTGCTCTTGCTATTGCTTCTGGGTTAGATCCTAATTGGGCTCTAATTTGACCAGATACTTTATTAGATGCTTCTAAAACTGTTTTTAAACTAATTTGGGCTCCTGTTTGAGAATTTACAGCATTTACTGCGTCTTCTTGAGTTTTTAGAGATTCATCAAAAGTCATTCCTAGTCTAGCAGCATCCCCTGATAATTGGCTTATAGCTTCAGCTGACATTAATTGTGCATCTAATGCCGATGTAGCACCAACTAATATATCTTTATTAAATACGGCTGCTGTTTGGAATTCTTTATTAAGAGCTTGGTTGGCTTTTAATATACCTTCGGTTGTTACCCTTAAATCTTCAGCAGCAAAAGCAGCTGCACTTAATTCAGCTCTTATAAGAGTTGATTGAATCCCACTTATCCCTAATTCTTTTGATATACCAATTACAGATTTATTACCTAATAAAAGAAATTTAAGAACACCTCCTAAGAATAGTTGAGCTAATTTTGCAGAACCTGCTATATCTTCAAAATTTCCTTTTAATATACCCGATAATGTGCCTGATTTATCTAATTTATCTAATTGATCACCTAAACTTTCTGATATGTCCGCTCCAAAACCTTTTGCTTTTTGGGTTTCTTTATTTTTTTCTTTAAGTTTTTCAAGTGTTTTCTTTTCAGCCTCAAAAGTATCTATTACACTCTCTCTTAGTTTTTCTTTTTGATGTCCCTGAAGTCCATTAGTTCTTGTTATTTTTTCCAGGGTTAATTGTTTTCTTATTTGGAGTTTTTCTATTTTTGCATCTAGCTCTTTTTGGACATTTGTACCTTTATTTATTTTAGATTGAAGAGTTATATTTTCTTCTAATCCACCAGACATTTTTTTAATAGAACCAACTATGTCTCTTTCATACGATTTAGCTATTTTAGCTCCTACATTATCAATACCATTGAGGTTATCAATAACATCTTCAAACATATTCGACAAGTTAGCAGCGATAGATTTATAGGCATTATCTAAATACCCAGCTTCTACTGCCTGTTCTTGTATAAGTTTTTTACCTTTTTCTAATTCGTCGTTAGTAGCCATAATATAGTATTATTCATTAATAAATATGAAAAAAAGAAAGGTATCGTAGATACCTTTGCTTTAAAAATTGTAAGTTGATGAGGGATTTACACCCGGTTTAGCTATACCTTTTGCAGGTGTACTTCCTTTTTGTGCTTTTTCTATTTCCTCTTTTTGTTTTTTATTATGTTCATTTATTCTACTAATGTGAAACAAACGCATCCAAATAGGCATGTTATATACTTCTGAGTGTATGAATCCACCACCACCATGGTACACCAGATCATGAATTTGGGAAAATAAAATAGTTCTATATTGTGGCGTCAGGCCAAAAAAAGTTGAGACCAATGGGAATTGAAATTTTAGTGAAGTCCCCATTTTTATCTTCATATTCAGTTGTTAAATCAATGTCTGGTTGTATTTCTGCTATATGGTTTCTTAGAGCTCTTGAATCCCTAGCTAATAATTGTGTATCTACAAACTCTCTGATAGTTGATTTTTCATAATCACCATCAATTGATGTGATTAAATACTTCATTCTTGTTGAGATATCAGCAGATGAATTTTTATTGATTTTTTTAAGACCTTTTAATTCATTAGATATTGCTTGCTCATCTCCATGTGTTAGAAACTTAAATGATATTTGTTTTTTAGAGATAGGTAGTGTAAAAAAGAATTCATTTTTACCATTAGATACTAATGATTCATCAAATGATTTATCATTTACATCTGTTAAATCTACTTGAATTTCTTTACCTTCATATTCAAATGTGTAATCTTGTCCATAACCTAAAATACGAGCTGCTATTAGTATTGCGTTTTTATCTCCTACTAATAAATCTTTATAGTCAATAGGTGTTACAATAAGAGATTGTAGCAATTTATCAATTACTGTTCCATTTTCTATTAGGTTTTGGTTAGTAAGGATATCCTCTTCTTTGGCAGTCATATATTTCATTGTGATGACTCCTTTAGACAATGGAGATTCTTTTGAATAAAGTAAACCTTTTGAGGGTAATGTAACTTCCTCTGTGGGAAATTGATGTTTTTCTTCCATAACGTTATTTATTTAAAACTAGTTCGGATATACATATATGTGAGAATAAGAAAAGCGCCAAAAAGGCGCTTTTTCTTTATAAAAATTATTACTCTTAGTAATTTAAGATGGCGTAATCCATTACTATAGTCATTGAGATGTTTGCTGGTGAATCTGAAGTCCAGTCCATATCACCAAAGTTTGCGTTTTGACAATAAGCACCTTTTAAAATCCACTCTTCAACAACATCACCTACAGGCCCTAATGTATTAATTCTAATATCTTTTTTATAGAAATCAGAATAACCATCTCTACCTGTAACTGATTCGTGCGACAAACGAACCCACTCCATTACTGCTTGCGCACCTGATGGGGTTACTGGATCGTATAGATCACATGTGATGTTTTCCCAGTTGGCTTTTCCTTTGATTTTTCTTTTCACGTTAATGTGATCAAGAACTACTTCTCCAAATGAAATACTTGGACGTGAGATTTTTTTAATAAGGTATGCTGGGATACCATCGATGAACATTACGAACCTATTTTGTAATTTAGGTTCGAATGCTGTGAACATCATTTCGTTTGTGTTTAATATTGCCATCTTTTTATATTATTTATTGTTCTATTATAAATATAATTGTTTTTAACTTTTTATGCATCAAATGTTGCTCCTGTTGGAAGAACGTTGAAGTCTAAGATTATAAATTCAGCTGTTTTAGTTGGCTGTAAATAAATAGCACCTACTAATTGGTTTCTGTCAATTACATCTGGTGTATTATTGTTTTCATCCATTTGTACTCTAAACGCGTATAATCCTTGTCTTTGTTGTACTGATTCCAAATATGGGTTAACAATGTTTAAGAATCTGTTTCTTGTAGCTTGTGTATTTTGTTCAAATACTAAGTATCTTGAAGAACTTGCAATAAATTTCTTAAGTGCAATTAACAATCTACGAACGTTGATTCTGTCTAATGCTGTTGATCTTTCTTGAAGTGTTTTCTGACCCCAAATACAAACTCCTGTTTGTGGGAATGTAGCAATTGGGTTGATTTTAGAATCGTATAATGTATCTCTTTCAGCTTGATTTAATCTTGTTTTAGCTTCTAGTACATTTCCTAATACACCTCTGTTTAAACCTGCTGGTGCGAACCATTCTGCAGCAATTGCATCTGAAGCAGCTATAGCTCCTGGTACTATTACTGATGGTGGTACTAATACTGGTTTATTTTGTGCAGTATCAAGTACTTTAACCCATGGATAATAAACTGCAGCGTAATTAGTGTCTAATCCATTTGCATCATCTACAGCTGTGTTAACTGGTGAATTATATTTTGTTAAATCCATTACAAAAAATGCATCTCCTCTTTCTTCTACCATATCAATACCGGCATTTGTAACTAATGGGTGTAGTGAGTGAATAACACCAGGCATAGCTAGCATGTTGATATCGTATTCGTCTTGGTTTGAAAGAATATCGATTGCTTTTTTATAGGCTGTATAACCAGCTCCACTTGTAGAACTTAAATCAAATCCATATAAATTAGCTCCTGTTGAGTAACTAGCACCTAATGTACTTTCGTTTCCTAAGAATTTTACTGTATGTGGTGCAATACCATCTGAACCTCCTTGGAAAGGAACTGAGAATTTCAATTGGTTGGCTGTTGGTCCATTAGCTCCTGTTGTATCAATTGAAGCACTTAATGAACCTGTCCATAATGATGAGCTTGGATGACCTGAATAATTTTCAACACTAAATGCTCCTGCTACGTTTGATTCTTCAGTTGATGGAAGTGGTTTAATGAAGTTCATGTTATCAACTTCTTTTTCTTCAAATTTCCATCCTAAATATCCTTTAGTATTGTAAGTACTATCTGTTCCTACTTGTTGTACTCCTTCGTAAGATGCTGAAGGGAAAACACAATCTAAAGATAATGAAG